ATACAAACCAGCGGTTACTCCTTATGTAGTATCTGAGTTACGTGGTACTAAAGTATTGAGACTTTTCAGATTCTGGACAATCTCTGACGGTAATGCTGCTAACGAACAATTTAAAATTTCATTTAGAAACATTAAACCAGATACTAGAGAATTTGACGTAGTTGTTAGAGCTTTCTATGATACTGATGCTCAACCAACCGTATTAGAAACTTACAGCCGTTGTACAATGGACCCAACTTCTAATAATTATATTGGTAGAAGAATTGGTACACTTGATGGTTTATATCCTTCTAAATCTTCTTATGTATTGGTAGATATGGATGATACATCTGATACTAGTGATGCTTTCCCAGCTGGTTTCGTAGGATTCCCAATTAGAGATTACCAAACAAATGGTAATACTTCAGTTGTTGACCCTAAATTAACATACAAAACTGAATACACACAATACGAAAACAAACGTAAGTTCTACTTAGGTCTTTCTGAAACTGTAGGTATTGATGCTGACTTCTTTGATTACAAAGGTATCCCACAAACTACTTCTCCAAATATGTGGACAGGTATGACAAACGGATTCCACATGGACGTTGATGCTAGTGCTGTTACAATTGACAACGTAACTGTTGTAATTGATAGTAGTGGTAATACATACTCTCCTGTGTTCAAATTTGATACTGGTGATGCTCAATTTAGAACTGATGCTGGATTGGCTAACGGACCATACGAAAAAGTTTACGCACGTAAATTTACAATGGCACCATTCGGTGGATATGATGGATGGGATGTTTACAGAACTAGAAGAAGTAACATGGATAAGTTCTTAATCAATGGAACATTAGGTCAAAATGGTTTATTCTCTGGTGCTTTTGTGCCTAGAAACTTAACAAACGGTGACTTAGGTATCAACTCTGATTACTATGCTTACTTAGAAGCTATTTGGACATTCAAAAACCCAGAAGCGGTTAATATTAACGTATTTGCTACACCTGGTATTGATAACTTAGATAACTCTAACCTTATTGAAGCTACAATCGATATGATTGAAACTGATAGAGCTGACTCATTATATATCATGACAACTCCAGATTTAGATGGTGGTGGTAATGTAATGACTGTAGAAGATATTACTGATGCTTTAGATGGTGCTTACGATAGTAACTATTCTTGTACTTACTGGCCTTGGATTCAAGTAAACGATGCTGAAAACAATGTTTACATATTCATGCCACCTACAAGAGATGTAGTTAGAAACATCGCACTTACTGACAATATCTCATTCCCATGGTTTGCGGTTGCTGGTATCCAAAGAGGTGATGTTGATGCGATTCAAGCTCGTAAAAAACTTACTCTTGCTGAAAGAGATGTTCTTTATGAAAACAGAATCAACCCTATCGCTACATTCACAAGTGATGGTATTAAAATCTGGGGTAATAAAACACTTCAAGTTAAAGATACAGCACTTAACAGAATCAACGTTAGAGGATTGTTATTACAAGCAAGAAAACTTATTTCTGCTGTTGCTATCAGATTGTTATTCGAACAAAATGATAACGTAGTTAGAAACCAATTCTTAGCCCTTGTTAACCCAATCTTGGATAACATTAGAAGTGAAAGAGGTCTTACAGATTTCCGTGTTGTTCTTTCGAATGACCCAGAGGATATCGATAGAAATCAATTAACTGGTCAAATCTTCTTGAAACCAACAAGAGCTTTAGAGTTCATTCAATTAGAATTTGTAATTATGAATACAGGTGCATCATTTGATAACATCTAAACCATATAAATATTAAACACTAAAACCACCAAATCGGTGGTTTTTTTGTTTTGTATCGATATTTATTACTAAAGATATTATGAGAAAGATAAAGATAACACAAGCACAATACGACACTATTCTTTTAAGAGAACAACTTAATCGTCCGTCAAAAGAACAACAAATGATTTTAGAGACTTCAAAAGAAGCCTTATTAGGTATTGCAATGTTGGCTGGTGTTAAACTATCTGGTCAAAACGAGTTTATCGCTAACAAGGCCTTAAAAGAGCCTTCAACAATGTCTGTAATTAAGAATACGTTAGAAGATAAATCAAAAACTGATGAATTGATAGCTACGATGACTGAAAGAGGTTTTAGTGACCCTACTAGTCTGTTATCTACCAATGCTGATAAAATAAAAGATAAGTTTAATGAAATATCACCTAACGAAAAATTAGATTTTATTTCGATTACAAACTTAAAGGAATTACAAGGAAAGTAGTATTTCGTAAATCATTGATATGATTTCTGGAACACCGTAATTTTCACGCCATTCTTCTGGGGTTAATTTTAAAGATGAAACTTTTAAAGAATAAACTTCATGAAGTGTTTCGGGTGAAATAGATGGCTCCTCATTATTTTGTTTAAGAATATTGTGTACCAAGTGACAAACTTCTTCACCAGTAAAATGTGTTTTCCAGTCACACTCGTCTAATATATTATCAGTGGTTGTGTTGTATTTTTCGAGTAATTCTTTTTCGGTTATTTTCATAGTTAGAATAATTTAACAAAGATACGAAAAAAAAATAACAAAATAAAGAATATTTTATATAATTACCATATTTATAGGTAAGAAAGAAATTTTTCTAAAAAAATAATTCTTAGATATTTATTAATAAATAAGAACAAAAAAAAATTAAAACAAAAAAGACATGGCTGATTTATTGATGAAAATGCCCTTACCATACGAGCCTAAGAAAAAGAATCGTTGGTTAATTACATTCCCAGCAGATTTAGGTATCCAACAATGGTGGTTATCTTCTGCATCTAGACCTTCAATTACACAAAATGAAGTTGAAATCCCATTCCTAAATACATCTACATGGGTTATTGGTAGATTTACATGGGAAGCAATTGACGTAACATTCCGTGACCCAATCGGGCCATCAGCTACACAAGCTATTATGGAGTGGGTTCGTTTACATTCTGAATCTATTACAGGTCGTCAAGGTTACGCAGCTGGTTATAAAAGACCTGTTGAACTTGAAATGCTTGACCCAACTGGTGTTGTTATCGAAAAATGGTTACTTGATGGTACTATGTTAACAAACGTTTCATTTGGTGATTTATCAATGGATGATGATGGTATTGCTGAGATTACTGCAACACTTAGATTTGATAGAGCAATTTTATTATTCTAATAAATTATGTCAAAGTCGAAAAAAGAAGGTAAGCCTAAAAAAAATAGAGCTAACCAAGTTAAGCGTATCAATCTTATTAAGAAAAACGAAGAATTACTAAAATCACTTAGTAAATAATTAAAGAGCTATCCATTGGGTGGCTTTTTTGTTTCTAAGGTTTTTTCTATATCTCTATAATTAGCAGCATCTTCATAGTTTTGTTTGATGATTGCTTCTTGTTTAAGACTGATGGTATATTTTATCAAAGAATCAATTAGTTCTGGGTATTCTTCTTCTATTTTTATTTCGTCTTCAATATCTTCAAAATCTAGAATGAATGTTTTAGGGTCAAACACAAATATTTTATAATCTAGCTTACCTTCAAAATAACAATAAATAATATCTATCATTTTAATTTCGGTAATCGCAAAAATTTTACAAACTTCTTTAAAATAATTTCCTTTAACAAAAATATATTTTTCAAAAACACTAAAAACTCCACTATGTTTTAGATTGACTTCTTTTTCCAAGTATTTTAGTATTAATTCTTCCATATACAAAACTAATAATAACTAGATAAAAATAAAGCTATTTACAAAAAAATTTCTTTTTCTATATTTATTTGTAAAGTTATAACAAACAACAAACAGTTTTAAAATGGACAAAAAACCAAATGTAATCCCAAGTAAAGAACAAATGAATGCGGCAGCAGCTGAAAAAGCTAAAATTGACGCTTATGAAACAGAAAAAGCATTAGTAACAAACGATATCTATGCGACAGCAACAAATGAGGCCAACGTACCAGATGGGCAAATTAGTGCTGTTGAAATGATGCGTAGAAGAACAGCGAATCAATTACAACAAATCCAAAATGGTGATATTGTTAAAGAAAATGAATTTGCAGAAAAAACTTCAGCGTCAAGCTATGGCGAAGCCGCTAGATTAAAAAACGAAGAACAAATGAGACTTCGTGATGAACAATTAAAAAAGAACCTAGAAAACACACAAAACTTCCAAAGACAAACCGAGGAAGCTACAACTAGACATAATAATACTACAACACAAACAGAGATGCCACAAAACACACAGGTTAATAATTACCAAAATAATTATACACCACCAACACCACCTTCAACACCTATCTCAAATTATAGTGATAGCTATGGTGAAAATCCATCTAATATCAATCCAGTTATTTATGAGTTAAGTCAGCCGAATTATAACGCCCCTTTTGATGTTATTCCGTTACCTTCTAAAGGTAAATTATACAGAAACAAAAAAGCTAGCATTAGAGTTGGTTATATGACTACGGCAGATGAGAATATTCTTACTAGCCCTAACTTATTACAAAGTGGTGAGTTTTTAGAGATTCTTATCAACAGAAAAATACTTGAACCAGAATTGCGATACAAAGACCTTTTGGTTGGTGATAGAAATGCTATTATGATTTGGTTAAGAGCAACAAGCTACGGTGAAATGTATCCAGTAACATTATTGGATGAATTAGATGAACCATTTGATGCTGTAGTTAATCTTAACGAATTAAAAACTATAGAATTGAGTGTTGACCCAGATAGTGATGGGTTGTTTAGTTTTACACTTCCATTGAGTAAAACACAATTAAGATTTAAACCTTTGACGTGTGGTGATATTAGTGATTTAGAAAAAAGAATTGCAAAAGATAAAGAAAATAAAACCCTAGTTGATAATACTACAACATATAGGTTAGAACGTATGATTGTTGAAGTTAACGGTGATAGAGACAAAAACATCATTAGAGATGTTGCAAATGGAATGAGAATTGGAGATGCGAAAGCATTTAATGAATATGTTGAAACTATTGATTGTGGTATTGATTTGAATATTAATATCGAGACTCCTGGGGGTGAGTCTATTGCCACCTTTCTTCCACTTAACTTCAACTTTTTTTGGCCTAACTTCCGATTATAAGATACCACTGTTAGAAGAAATTTGGATTTGCACTCAACACATGAAAAATATTTCATATGCTGATGTATTAGCAATGCCAACTTATGAAAGACGTTACTTTTTAGGTTTATTAACCAAAGAACATGTGAAGAAACAGGAACAATACGAAGAAGCAAAAGAGAAATCGAAAACTAGCGGAACCAAGGGTTCTAGACAAACTAGAATGACTGGTGAGGCTTTAAAAACCAGAATGAAAAATGGTGATTTACCAACAACATAATAAAATCCCCGCATAAAGTGGGGATTTTTATTTTATATGATATTTATAAACAAAGATTAACACGATGAACAATAAACTGATAGTAACTGAAGCTCAATATCAAAGGCTTCTTAATTTTATAAATGAAACACCTTTTGATGCTATGGTAAAAAATACTATAAAGGTTGGTGATACCATTGTTATAACATGGAAAAATAGTAAGAATAATTTTAAAGTTGTTGATAATACATCTGGTCATATAATTATGGATAACATTGATGCTGGTTCAAGTAATATTAATTATCGATATTATATGGTTTACACTGGTTTACATGGTGATGATTTAGAATTAAGAAGAGTACATAAAATTAACGAAAAAGATAAATTAAGTGATTTTAAAGCTTGGTCACCATTAACAGTTAAAGATATTACCAATATCCAAGTATTAAGGGGTGGTAAACAAATTGACATTGTTGACCCAGTATCACCTACTGCTGAAAAACAACAAAAACAAGGTACTAAAGATAATTTAAGTTCTAAGGATGTATCTGGTGATTTTATTAGTTCAATAAATGAAGAATTAAGATATATCTTAGAAAATTTAGATAAAGAAAAAGGGTTTAAATTATCATTTAATAATGGTGATATTATGTTTTGTTGTTTAGCTAAATCAAATAACACATTTACCTTAGAATTAATCAAAGAAACCAACAAAACACTACCAGAATTAAATAAATGGGATACTTATATCTTAGAAATAAAGGGTGATGTTAATAATGAAACGACTGATTTTTACCAAGAAAATCTAGACATACTTTCAACTAATGATAACGTTAAATTGAATGTTAAATTTAAAGTTATGGCTGGAAACAACAATGGCGAAACAGTTGTTGCTGGTATTAAAAACTTTTCCGTAACTACTTCATGTGAATCTGACGAAGAAGAGGGTGAGGAAAAACAAAAAGAAGAAGAACAATCACCAGAAGAATTAAAAGCCGATGGTCAATTGGCTCTTAAAATGATTTTAGCCGACCCAGATTTAAAAGCAGCATTTTACACGCAACCAAGTTTTTGGCAAGCATTTGTGGCTGATTTAAGAGGTGAAAAACCAACAGGAAACGGGATTATACCGACACTAGATTTATTAAATAAATACGGTATGAATAAAATAAAACAAAAGATTGGTGATGGGTTTGTTGTAGATAATGATGCTAAGTATCAATTATTAAAAACAATTGAAGTACCTTATAAAACTAGTAAAAATACCAATGCTGTTGAAACTCTTAGAGCTGGAACAGATTATATACGTGTTAGACGACATGTGATAGAAGATAGAGACCAAGTTTTAATAAAACAACTTAATAAAAATTTAGATTTAAGAATAATAGTAAAAAACAAAACAGAAGACCCTAACGTTTACGATTGTGAAATAGAAATTGGTAAATTAAAAAAAGGTGGTAACTGGGAAAATTTAACGTTAGATGCTGTAGAGGCTAATATAAGATTTTTCCAATCAAAAGGTTATAACGAACAAAAACAAGAAACAACTAAATAAACCATGGCAAAAAGTGATGAAGAAAAAGCATTAGCTAAAGCTGCTAAACAACAAAAGGAAGAAGCAGCACTTTACGCTAATGAAGTTGAGAGAGCTACTAGGGCTGTAGAAGAAGACGCTAGACTTAGACAAAAAGTAAGTGCTAGTCTAGAAGACTATATCCAAGGTTTAAAAGATTCTAAAAAAATCAAACAAACTATTGCTAGAAATGAAGCTACTGCTTTAAAATTACAGGCGAAATTACAAGAAGCACTTGATTCTCATGATGCTACCGCTATTGATGCAGCTAAAAAGAAATTAAGAATACTTCAACTTCAAACTGATGAAATTAAAAAACAAGGTGAAAAATTAGACGAAGCTTTAGGTAGCGTTAATAAAAAAGCATTAATGGCTACTAAATCGTTTACCGCATCATTAAAGGGTTTAGAGAAAATAGTTGTTGGGTTACCAAACTTAATTAAAAAGGGTTATGGTGAAATAAAAGGGTTAGGTTTATTTGAATTGGATAAAGCAATGAAAACTTCTGCTTTATCTATGGGTATTCTTTCTAAAGGAAGCGAAGGTTTTAGAAATACTATTAGAGGTGCTGCTACTCAAACCAACATGATGGGTATTGGGATAAAAGAGTTATCCGCAATGCAAGCTCAATATAGTGAAGAATTAGGTAGAACCGTTGAGTTGAGTCAAGATGGTCTAGTTGCTATGGGTCAAATGGCCGCAGCAAGTGGGTTGGGTGCTGAAGGTTCGGCTAAGATGGCTGCTGATATGGAGAATCAAGGTATTTCTGCTGAGCGTACTGGTAAGTATGTTGAACAGACGATGAATGATGCTCACAAAATGGGTTTAAACGCTACCAAAGTAATGAAAAATATTGCTGGTAATATGAAGATGCTTAATAGATATAACTTCAAAGAAGGGACGGCTGGTTTGGCTAAGATGGCTAAAACTGTTACTAAATTGGGTGTTAATATGGAATTTGCTTCTGGTATGGCCGACAAGATGTGGGATGTTGAAGGTGCTGTTGAAATGTCAGCACAATTACAAGTAATGGGTGGTGAATGGGCCAAGATGGCTGACCCTTTCCACTTGATGTATATGGCTCGTAATGATATCAATGGGTTGACTGAAGAATTAGGTAATGCTGCCGCAGCATCAGCTAAATTTAACGCTAAAACTGGTGAATTTGACTTGGGTGCTATGGAAATGCATAAACTTAAGATAATAGCCGAACAAACGGGTGTTGCTTATGATGATTTAGTTACTGCTGGTAAAAACGCTGCTAAATTTACAAAGATTAAATCCCAAATTACTTTTAGTGTTGGCGGTGGTCAAGATGGAAAAGATTTACAAGAATACCTAACAAGCAAATCAATGTTAGATAAAAAAGGTGAGGCTACTATTATGGTTAATGGTAACCCTAAACTTCTTAAACAACTAAGTCAAGCCGATGTTGCAGCACTTAAAACTCAAATGGCTGAGAAAGAAAGTATGAAAACAAGAGCTGAACAAGCACAAACATTTGATGAAGATTTAACAAATTTAATGAATCAATTAAAAGTTTATTTAATTCCAATGATGGATGTTTTGGATAAAAAATTAGTACCAAAAATAATGGAGTTGAGTGATAAGTTTACAACAGGTGGTTGGGGTGAAAAGATAGAGAAATTTGCAATAGCTGTTGGAGATTTTGTTTCAATGATTGGTGGGTTTATTGCTGATAATCCGCTTATGAGTGCTTTTATCTATTTTGGAGCTAAAGCTGTACCTTTATTGAAAGGAGCTTTTGATATGTTGATGAATACTCGTAAATGGTTATCTAATGGTAAACTTTTAGCTGAAGGTTTTAATGCTAACGCTAAGGTTAGTGGGACAGGTACTGGTAGTAGTTCTAGTTCTAGTTCTAGCTCTACAACATCTGGTAAAAAAGGTGGTGGTATGAAAGCTAACTTGAAGTCAGCTGGAAAAGGTGCTGTCGCTGGTTTAGCTATGGGTGCTTTGGATATGGCTACTAGTGACGAAGGTGCTAGTGGTGCTGGTATTGGTAGTATGATTGGTAATGTTTTAGGTGGTGCTGCTGGAACATTTTTAGACCCGTTTATTGGACCTCTTGGAACTATATTAGGAGCTCAATTAGGTGGGATGTTAGGTGAATATGTTGGTGGGATGTTTGACGATAAAAGTGGTGCTACACCAGCTAGTAGTAGTAATGCACCAGCTGGTGGTACACCTATGCACGATGGTTTCTTTGAAGGTGGGTTTGACTCTACAGCCGCTAAAGTTGGTGGAGCATTTTTAAATCCTTTAGGATTTGCTGCTGATGTAGGTATGGGTCTAGGTTCTGATTTTTCTAAAGGTAGAGGGGTTGTCCAAGGTGGTAAAATTCATCCGATTGATAATAAAGATGATTTAGTAGCTATGAAAGATAAAGGTATTGTTGATAATGCTACTAAATCTGGTGGGAATAATATGAAAGTAGATTTTGGTGAAATCACTATTAACGGTAAAATAACAGTAGATAGTCCAGGAAATCCTAAAGCTGCTGTAGACTTATTAAATAACCCTGGATTCATTGCTGATTTACAAAGAGCTGTTGCATCTCAATTAGAAAAGAATAAAAATGGTGGTTTTAATGTAGCAACTTAACGTTGATAATCAATGTATTAGATTATTATTTAAAAGTTTAGTTAAATTAACTTGACATTATGGTAAAAAAACCGTATATTTGTACAAATAAAAAAATTACATATAATATATAAATAATAATATAAATAATTATAATATTAATATATATAAATAATATAATATATAAATAAAATTATATATTTTTAATTAAGGCACTAATTGTGCCTTTTTTTGTTTTTATAATCTTCAATAAGCATTTATTTTTTCAAAATTTTTACTACTATAGTATTTATATATAAAATAAGTTACTTATGCCAATCTTTTATAATAATTCAACACCTTCACCAACGACAAGGAATACTATCAATAGTACTGCTGTAACGTATGGTATTAGAGATTTTTTACTTAATAAAAATTTATTACCAGTTTATCCTCAACTATCAACTTCGTTGAATGGTAGTCCTAGGATTGGTCAACCAGTATTAGATACCATGGTTGGTACGGGTAATGTTACAGTTCCAATTGGTTTACCATTAGAAACTGAAGGTATTTTATTTAAACATTTAAACGTACTACCAAATACATTTCAAAATACATCTTCAAATGCTGATGCTCTAACACAGATAGATTTTGTATTACCAACTGTAAATGCTAACTTCCCTAATGCTCAATGGCCACAAGGTATCACATCATACCCAACAGGTGCTAACGATGATGTTACACATTATGGGTTGATAGGGAAAACAAACGATGGTCAATTCCGTAAGAAAAATACAATCAAGAATCTTTACCTAGATGCTGATAAGCAAATAGATATGTCAGCTTTTATTGATTTACAACCAGTAGATACTTCTCAACAAATAAAAGGTTATTTAGATACCTATGGTGGTTTAAATCTAGGTGGTAGTGGTGCTATTCAAGCTGCCAACGTTATTGGTAGTGTGTTGAATGGTCAAGGTTTAGGTTTGGCTAAAGGTGGTGTTGTTACTAATTTTGATATTAGGTCTTCATTAGCTGGTAGAATACTAGGTGCAACAGGGCTTATCAACGATACGAAGTTAGGTACGATAGGTGGGCAGCAATTAGCATTAGCATTAGCCAATAACGCTGCATTTAACGTACAACAAGAAATATTTGGTGCTGCAAACATTCAAGACAATATTATTAGTCTTGTTAAAAATGGAACACTAGCTGGTTTTAGACCAAGCTACAAAATTACAATACCAAAAACAACTGGTGGTAGAATATTAGATACAGCTGGTAAAATATTAGGGTTTACACTGCCTAGAAGTTACCTAGAAGATGATGGTTCATTATTTCAATCTGAAAGTGGAGTGATATCAAACATTGATAGAGCTAACCATATGATACTACATACAGGTAAGGGTCAAATACAAGCCCTTTTAACGAACGTTAAAGCAAATCAGATAGGGATTAGTCCCTTGGGTATAGATAACCCTTCTAAATCACCATTTAGAACTGGGTACGCACCAGCGTATGCAAATAACAAAGGTGAAGTTCAAATTACCGATGGAATTCTATATGCTTTTAATCAAGGTGGTCAAATTATCAACCTATTCGGTTCTGATGATGGTGTTATTGCGAATATCAGTTACAATAGAGAGGAAATGGTTTCTGCTGCTGGTTTTAAAAGTCCAGAAGAAACATATACTGGCCCTAGAGGTAATAGTGGTTATGATGGTAGAAAGTTAAGTGATGTTGGATTTACTTGGACAACAGGTAATGGTGAAGCTGTAAACCAAAAATGGAATTACGATGAATTACCAGGAGATAAAAAATCACTTTTGGTAAAAACTCAAAAATTATTCAATAGTAAAGCTATGAAAAATATCGTATCACAAAAAGGTGATATGGGTAAAGTTTCAACTCAAATATCTACAGCTAACGGTGGTGGTTTTTCTAAAGGTAATGCTGTAATGCAAGAAGGTATGTTTGATTTAACTACTGGTAGATATGTAGGTGCTTTGACTGGTAAAACAGCGGCTCAAGTATATTGTAGAAGTTGGACAACACTAGATAGATATGATAACGTATCTACTTTGGTTAGAAAAAGAGGTTTGTGGGATAGTCCAGATGTACCATATAGATTTAATACTGAAAATTCAGTGTTGGATGATAATGGTTTTGTTAAGATAGCACCATATACAACAGACAAACCTACCGACCCTAAAAAGTTTATGTTTTCAATTGAAAACCTAGCATGGGATGGTAAAGGTTTTGCAAATTTACCAGAATGTGAAAGAGGTCCAGGAGATTTAGTTAGTAATAAAAAAGGTAGAATTATGTGGTTTCCACCATATAATATCAAATTTAGTGAAAATAGTGCGGTAAACTGGGAATCTAACAATTTTATTGGTAGAGGTGAACCTGTTTACACTTATAATAATACCGAAAGAAGTGGTAACTTATCGTTTCAAATCGTTGTTGACCACCCTAGTTATGTTAATTCGTTTAGAGGTCAAAATGGGCCAGATGACCATTATGTTAATTCATTTTGGGCTGGATGTATTGACCCTAATAGTAAATGGGGTGAGAAATTAACTGTAAGTGAAAAAAGTTCAATAGCGACAAGAGATTTAGTGATACCACAACAAAAAGTTGTTCCAGAGGAATTTGTACCAGACGATATGGTTGTGTATTTTCCAAACGATAACGCTATTTTACCAATGTCTTATGAAAGTGGTTTAAGTGGTTCATCAACAACAGACACTATTGATTATAATGTCAACCCAGCTGGTATTGGATACGGTCTAGGTAATTATCCTAGTAGTTTTACACCTGGAAATACTGAAAAATGGCCAGATAGATATAACTTCGGTTTAAACTATAAAGGTCCATATACAGTTCCTTCTAGAATAGGTGTGCAAGAATTTTATGGTTATTATGACCCGTTATATATTCCAGCATTGATAGACCATTTATCTAAAAAATGTCCACATTGTCGAGTTGAAGTTACAGGTTACGCTAGCCCACAAGGTAGTGCACCATACAATCAAAAACTTGCTGATGCAAGAGCTAAAGCTATCATGGAAGACCTTAGAGATGTTAAGTTAGGACCACATATTGGTGGTGACACTAAAAAAAGATTTAAAGCTAATCCAGGGGTTCCATTAACTGGAACGGGATGTGTACCTAACCATGGTGCTGATACTGATAGTGTTGCATGTAAAGAAGATAGAAAAGCTGTAATACATTTTGTTTTTGATGCCGAATTGGCTGCGGCAGATATTGCACAACCAGACCCAGTTATTAAAAAAATACCACAAAATGTTAGTACTAAGATTACAAATAGATTTTATGATGAATGTTTATACTTTGAGAAGTTAGCTGATTACGACCCTTTTGTGTTCGATACATTTAGAGAGAAAATTAAATATTTTCACCCAGCATTTCACTCTACAACACCAGAAGGTTTAAACTCTAGGCTTACATTTTTATTACAATGTACTAGACAAGGACCAACATCTGAGGACCAAGGTGCTAACAACTTAGCATTTGGTAGACCACCAGTTTGTATCTTAAGAATAGGTGATTTCTATAATACTAAAATTATTATGGATAGCGTAGCTATTGATTACGAACCATTGGTATGGGACCTTAACCCAGAAGGTATCGGAGTTCAACCGATGATAGCAAATGTAACTATTTCATTCAAATTCATAGGTGGCTCAACACTTATGGGTCCAATCAATAAATTACAAAATGCTTTATCGTTTAATTACTTTGCGAATTCACAAGTATACGACCCTAGAGCTGATTATTTTGTAAAAGATTCAGACCCTAATGTTCAAAAAGATAGTAAAGGTAATACTTTATCGCAATACTGCTTACATAATGGTAATCCAAATATGTCAAACCCAGAAACTGTAGTTACAGCAACTGATGTTGTTGATAATACACCATCTGTTGACCAAGTAAAAGCCGCTGACGTTGTAGCTAGCACACCAGCATCTCAAGTAGCCGCAGTTCCACCAACTGGTGGTGCATTTACGTTAGATAATATTACTGCTATTGACGAATATTTCCATGTTGGTAAATCAACTCAATACGTCTATTCTTTTTTAAATTTTAAAGTAGATGGTGCTGGTGTAGTCATAAAACCGACAACTGATTTCCAAATAGATATGTATTTAGTTCAAGCTATGCAACCTAAAAATGGTGCGACTTATGATAACTGTGCAAAAGCGTGTCCAAATGATATGGTTGCAAGTTCAGATACCAATGGCGAATTTATTGGTAGTGTTTTATTAACAAAAGACGGAGTTGTTGAAACCAAAGAAGGTAAAAAGATAACAACACAATGGTTTAACCATGCAAATGTTTATGTTTGGGTTGATGAGAACACTAGACTTAGTGGTAGGGCTAAGTTTAATAATTTAATTGCACAACAAGAAAGTTTAATAGCGTGTAATGTAGCAATACAAAATGCCAAACCAGCTAGCGAAAGAAACTATACTATCGATATAGGGTTTAGATTAAGACTAGAAATAAAAGACTTAGTAGGTGGTGGTAAAAAAACAATAACAGCAACAAAAGCGTTAGTATACGCAAGTTAATTATGGCAGAATATTTCGACAGATATAACGCATTTAGAGTAAATGCAGATATGAAACCTTTACCTGGGATTACAATCCCAGAATCTGGTTCAGATAAAACCATGGTTTATAAACAAGGTTTAAGTAGACTTGACAAATTGAGTAACATGTATTATAATAATGCATACAGTGGTTGGTTGATAATGTTAGCTAACCCACAGTTTGGTGGTTTAGAATTTAATATACCAGATATGACATTGATTAGGATTCCTTTTCCTTTCGATAGTGCTGTTTCAAGGTATATAACACAAGTAAAAAATCATAAAGCATTATATGGCGAATAACATAACAAATAAAATAGGTTGTCAAGCTGGTGGGTTAAAGATTGTTGACCCAAATAATTTCGAAGGTTTAAATTCTAGTAATAATATGTCAGTCCCTTTAGAGGATTTGACAATATCAGTAGTTTTAAGAACAAAAAAAAAGGGTAGAACAGTTTTAACCAAAGAAAAAGAAGGTGGTACTAGAGAAAGCACCAACAGCATTGCTATTAATTTTATCGAAGGTAGTGATGATGGTACTGGTCATAAAGTTTTAACAACAAAATACACAGATTTAACAACAGTATTTGATAAAGATACTGTGAATGAAGAAACTTTAGGTATCAGTAGTATTGATATTGATTTTAATTCATCAATGGCACCAATGATAACAATTAACTTTATTGATGTTAGGGGTAGTTCTATTTTCCAAAATGAAGAAAAAATAAGTGGTAATAATAGTGGTAACAAATACGCAACTTTTTTCCAATTACCATATCCATTATTTGAATTAGAAATAAAAGGTTATTACGGGTTACCTGTAACATATTGTCTTCACATGCTTAAATTTAATTCTAAATTTAATTCACAAACTGGTAATTTTGAAATCCAATGTCAATTTATTGGTTATACTTACGCAATGTTATCAGATATGCTTATTGGTTATTTAAAAGCTATTCCTTTCACAACAATAGGTGCTGATAAATATGATGCATACAATGAAAATAGAAGCAATGGACCAATTTTAACATTGGTTGAATTAATGAAACAGATTTCATTGATTAATAATAAATTACCAAAACTTGCTGCAACATCTGATAATGCGGCAGTTTTAAACTCAACAACACAAGCTAGCGATACTTTAGGTATAATTGAAAATTTAATTAATTCATTAGGTTCAGCTATTGATTATGATGTTAAAAATGGTATTAAAGATAAATATTCTTACATAGTAAGATTATCTAATCCTATTACCGATGTTGAAAAAACGGCTATAAAACAATATCAAGATAATATAGCGAAAACTATAACAGAATTTAACGCTTTTAATTCTGGTGCTTCGTTGGTTGCAACAGAATTTCAACAAATTGATTCAGTTGGTGTTGGTAAAGGTTTCTACAGTGGGATTTCAATGGAAATGCTAGACCCAACAATTTCCAACATCGCTAATGATACGACATTAGGTCAAAAATTGGGTTCACCAAACGA